AATAGTAGGCATTGTTGTGTGTCCGTCATCATCTGTGTTGTCAAACGCTTCTTGTATCTTATCTCTAAACAGAACACCTGTGAACCATTTACGATATGATGATATACTTAAGATGTCATCGTTACACACATCACATTGTGATATACGTTCACCTGCCATAAGTTTCTTACGAATGTCTTTCATATACGGTGAGTTCCAATGTTCTTCTAAACTAACAGGATTAAAATCGTCTGCTAATGTTTTAGATTCTTTTATCTCGCCATACTTCTCATCGTTAGTAGCATCAATATACTGTTTTTGAAATGAGTGTTCTTCTCTACTGGCGCAACACATTCTTCTCTCACCTTGTGGAGATATGTAAGTGTGCGACCACGGAGCCATACAGAAAGTCTTGTTCTCACTTTCTTCAGCACAACTGCCGTCTCTATTCCAAATTGGTACTATTTTTTTCATGGCAGTAATGTGGGATATTCCTTAAAAGGTGAAATTGTTGTTATGTCGCAATTCCATGCATGGTTTCTATTTCTTAAAATTTTATCTTCGATACCTAATATCTTCGTTTGTAACTCTTCGAGAGGGATTTCACTTATTCTTTTTATTTCATTAAAATATGCACTCAGTCTCTCATCTATATCTATTATTGTGTCGAAAGAATAATCAAATATTTCATCATACAATTCGAATCCAAGATTTTTTAATATAGCATAATAACTTTGACAGTTAAAAAATAATGATACTTTTCCAACAAGATATGGTTTCCATGTTTTTTCAGTAAAAAACTGATATTTTTCCGGAACAGTTTCAACTCCAATATCAATTAGACTATTATTTAAATAATAAGAATGGCTTATTCTATCTTGATTTAGTCCTATTTCTAAATCTTCTAATGACATATCGAGTTCTTTTGTTTGCTCAAAATCAAATATTGCAGTGTTAATACCATCTGTCTTTGAAATCATATTATTCCAGTTGTCTGACAAAACAGTTCCTTCTGGGTGGCGTTTTAACCAACTCCAATGGCACTTCTCAATAATATTTGTTTCATGTAACCAAGTTAGAAGTTTTATCCTAATCAAATTTGGAACTCCGTTTAGACATACAAAATGTTTTAAAAAATGTCCAGTTGGAATGTCTCTGTAAAATTGGCACATGTAGTAATTTGTTATTTTATTACTATCTTGTGCATATATTAGTCTTTTTCTTGTTCTTGATAGCAGTCCAAAAGGGAATCCGTAAAATTTTACATTTCCGATTGTAACAGGAATTTCGCCACAATATCTTTTAACGTTAGATTCAACACCAAGGTCGCCATTAATAAATACACATTCAATATCTTCATTTGGAGTTGGGTCGTCATCTGGATTAATTTCTACATAAAATCCCGTTTCTATAACATTAGAAAGAACTCTCTCTTGACCCATCTTTAAATATGGTTCAGTCGTGAACGTAATATAAATCTTATCTGGTAGACCATGGTTGTTATCAAATCGGTCTTTTATAAAATCAGATAACATTGACACATTATTTCTTCCGAAGCCAAAATCTAAGGAACACATTATAATATTCTTATCAGGACGTAAATCTGCTATTAAGGCAATATTATTATTATATGCTTCTTGATTCTCTCGTAGCAAATAATTAGCATAGTCTTCATCAGTTTTAATTTCTATAATTTTAGTTGTGTCTATCATTTTCTAGCGTACTACTTCAATACATCATCAGTCTGGTCAATATAAGTTTCAGTTGTCTTCGGGTCTATCGCAGTATCAGATACCTCTAACTGTAATTCTTTACTTAATATTTTCTCTGCTGTAGGAATTTCACTAGACAATGAATTGAACCAGTCTGCTAACGGCCCTGGAAATGTCTCTGTGAAACTTTTACCTCTACGAATATCGTATTGTGCAAAGAATGCCTTAAAATCATTATATAGTTTTGCTTTATCTGCCGTGTTTCTATGAGGAGTCTTAATGATATCAAGATAGTCAATTAATCGTTGTACACTAGCCATCTCACCATCGTGTAACATTTTTTGTGGGCGTTCAGACTTATACCATGCCTCTAACTTATCTTTGTAAATAGTTTTGATATCATCTGGTAATATTGCATTACTCTGAAATGAAGGAAATCGTAGAATATTCAGCGATAGCGTTGGGGCTCGTTGTCCATATTGTTCTCGTAGGTCTAACATTTCATCTAAAAATTCAACAATGGAATCTAGGCACAAGGAGTTTATAGTCATCATCATATGCAGTTTCGTTATATTCGCTTCGTTCAATACACGATGAATATTTGACATCCATTCATCGTAATTAAGTCCGTCTCTAATATATTCTGCTTGTTTGCCTGTAGATTCCATGCTCGTATAAATTTCAAGATTAGGCACATGCCATGATTGTTCAATCAGTTTGTTCAACACCTTTGGAGTTTCAGGACACATATTTGAATTGATGGCAAATCTCATATCTTTTCCTCGACCTGGATTATTTTTAAACCAATCAAATAATTTCCAAGTACCAGGATGCATAATAGGTTCACCACCCGTTATGCGTATCTCTTCTAAACTATCTGCAAGGTCACTTTCCCACCATCTCCAAAATGCTTTAATGTATGGATTATCTTCTGGAGCAATAGCGCCAACCCAAGGGGCTGAATTAATAAAATGTCCTACTGCGTCAGATTGAATATTCTGATATGGACCATACGTATTGATATCTTTTGCCCAGGCAGTACTGAATGCGGGATTACAATATGAACATTTAAAATTACACGCTCTATCAAAAGATATTTCAAGTGTCTTTAGATTAACATTTTCTTCCCATGGCAAATCAACTGATTTCTGAATATCTTCATCTTTATAGATTTCAGTCTTAAACACACGGTCAGATATATTATCTTTGCCCATGTCTTCAACTTTCCAACAGTATTCACACTCTGCTGGACGTTCGCCCTCTTGCATCATCTTACGCATTTTCTTCTTATGTGGCGTATTATGAATTGCTGATGGATTGTCGTCTAATAATTCTACCGGAATAGGATGTCCTGGTGGGTGATGACAACTTGTAGTTTGTCCATGTCCTAACCAGATAGTAGCATTGTACCACTTGGCGGCGCAATATGACTTACTAACTGGGTCAATAATTCGTTTTTTGTATTCGTGGAGTGTTTCAAACTCCCAGTATTTTCTACCCATGTTTGTTGTCCTCATTATATTTTTCAATAGTAGCAGGGTCTGGTCCTATTTCTGCCACTGTTGACTGTTGTATTTCAAGTGAATCAAACCACTCTACCATCATAGGGTCGAATGTTGACCTGAAATCGAATCCTCTGCGTTTGTCATATTGTGTATAGAATGTTTTAAAATCGTTATATTGTTTTTTTAGTTCTTCAGGATTGTGATATCGTGTCTTGCATCGTGTTAAGTGATGCAATAAGTTTCCAACATGAAGATGTTCTACATCTATTAGTAAATGTTTATTCTTTTCATACCATGTTTCTAATTTGTCATGGTAATGAGTTAACATATACTCAGGCAAAATATCTGGACTTTGAAATGTTGGAAAGTCCAACCTATTCAATGACATTACAGGCGCACGTTCTCCGTATATCTTACGTAGTGCTAACATATCATCCATAAAGTCTGTTATTCCATCTAAACACAAAGAATTTATAGTCATCATAACATGAAATTCACGAACTTTAGGATTATCTAATAACCTAGAGATATTGCTCAACCATGTATCATACTTCATTCCATCACGAATATAATCTGCCTGTTTTCCGACTGCTTCACAACTAGTATATATTTTAAAATTAGGAACATATTGTGTAATTTCTAATAACTTATCAAATGTTTTTTCTTTCTCTGGAACTAAGTTACTATTGATTGAAAATATCATATCACGGCCTTTAGTGGGATTATTTTTAAACCAATCAAATAATTTCCACACTCCGGGATGCATAATAGGTTCTCCGCCCGTCACTCGTATTTCATATAGGGTATCTACTAGACCGCCTGGCTCTTCCCACCACTTCCAAAATGCTTGTATATATGGATTGTCTTTATCATCTTTTGCTACTTTTTCTGCCCATGGTGCGGTACCAACAAAGTGTCCTCTAGTATCTGACTGAATATTCTTATATGGTCCGTTGTCATTAATATCTTTTACCCATGCAGTTGAGAAGGCAGGATTACAATATGAACATTTAAAATTACAGGCTCTGTCAAATGATATTTCTAATGTATGTAATGCTGAGTCATTGTCCCAAGCCTGAGTTGGTATTTTTGCTATGTCTTTCTCTTCTGACATTTGCGTTTTTTGTACTCGCACTGATACTACATCCTTGCCAGAATCTTCCATTTTCCAACAAACTGCACACTCGGCCGGGCGTTCACCGTTAAGCATTAACTTACGCATTGCTTTTTTGTGCTTAGTGTTGTGAATCGCAGTATGATTATGTTTTACTTCTTCTAATGGAATATCATGCATTGGTGGCTGATGACAACTAGTAGTCTGTCCGTGACCTAACCAGATAGTTGCATTGTGCCATTTCGCCGCACAGAACGAAGGACTAATCGGGTCAATGACTCGCTTTTTATATTCTTTAAATGTTTCGTCCATGTTGCTCCTGATATTCTTCTTTTGCTTCATTCCAGAAATCAGTCATCTCTGGAAATGTGGCTAAGAAATTTAAGTTTCTACGTTTATCATACTGTGTAAAATATTCATAGAAGCGAATTAAGTTGGTGCTTAATTCTTCTTCACTCATATTTAGTCCTTCTTTAGCCCATGCTAAATCTCTTTCTAATTTTAATACCTCATAATTCTTAAAGCCTGTATACTTGCGACCATATAAATCATTCTCTAAAACATTCTCTTTCATAAAATCGATGTTCTCTTGTATAGTGTCTAACATATCTTCATCTGCTAATTGTAAAGTCATCCAATCTGGATATCTTAGATATGGAGTATCAAACCAAATTCGTTGTCTTTTCTTTCGAACAAATTTTGGATGTTTAAATCCTTTTCTATCTGGTGGTTGAATAACTGTATCTTCTTGGTTTTCGTAACCGAATTCTTCACGCAGGTCTAATATCATTTGTAAGAATCCACGTAGATTAGGAATACTTAACAAGTTAAATGTATTGATGAATGATATTTCAGTACCAGCAGTTTCACTTAGAACTCGTCTACAGTTTTGATACATTTTCTCAAAATCAAGACCGTCACGCATGTATTCTGCTTGTTTGCCTACTCCATCTACACTTACGTATAAACTAAAATGTTTACATGCTGGTGCAACGTACCAGTTATTACCACTGTCTGGATTAAACTTTTCTGTGTCTTCCCATACACGAACTTCTTCTATTGCTTTTAACTTGTCTAAGAACTTCTCAAACAATGCATCTTGTGGTGGGCACATATTAGAAGTTATACTTAAATCTAGCGTTGCGTTTGGATTCTCGTTTACATAATCTAACACTTTGAATGTATTGTTGTCCATCAGTGGCTCACCGCCAGTCATACGAAAAACTTTCAAATCTTGGTACACATTAGGAAACCATTTCCAAAATGCTTCTACATATGGATTATCTTTACGTGCAACTTCAAGAGGCATAAGTCCAGTTTTACGTAGATAGTCTATGTCATTATGTCCTGTTCCGTTTGAGAAACGAAATCCACCATGTTCTTTTACATCATCTTCCCATGCAGTAGACAAGTGGGGTGAGCAATAACTACATTTAAAGTTACATGCTTGATTAAAATTGACTTCGACATATCGTGGAGTAATGTCGTGGTCCCAAGGATTGTTTACAACTTCATCCCATGCATCTTTTACCCACCACTCACTTGAGCGATAGTGTCTATCGCTTAATCTACCACCCTCTGGTGGATTCGGAGCATCTTCTACATTCCAACAGTACTGACATCCTTCAGGACGAGTGCCCTCTTTCATTTGTTTTCGTTCTTGTAATTTGAACTGTGTATTATGTAATGCGTTTGGATTCGCTTTTAGTTCATCTAATGGAATCGCATGTGTTGGCGGATGATAACAACTATGCGTTCTTCCTTGCGGCAAGTGTAGACTTACTTGAAGCCATTTCGCCATGCACATAGACGGCGACAATGCATTTAAATTGTCCCGAGTGACAACTGCATCATCGTCATAATTTGACATTATCTATCCCAACCAGTTTGCTTTTCTGTTGCAGTTGGATTATTAACTCTAGGTGGATTTGTGTAAACTCTCTTAAAGAACCTACCTAATTCTGGTGTTGGGTCTGCGATTTCCATTCCCATCTTTTCAGTAAGAATGTCACCGATACGTAAACACTCATCATATAGTTTATCGTAGTCCCATTCTACTCCAGTTTTAGAACATTTCTCTTCGCCACCAGCAACAGTAGGAAGAATTTCTTCTTCAAAATAAGATTTGAACCAATCAAACGATGAAATGTTTTCCAATAAGTAATCTTCTACAAAATTAATATCATAGCATCCTAGTCTTGCGCCGAAGCAAGCCCAAATGCCGTTCTCTACATCAGCACCAACATTACACCATGTTACTAATCTTTCGTAGTTTTTTGGCCATATTCTCTTTTTAAAATCTTCAATAGGCACAGTCTTGCCTTCATCTAAAGACATCTTAACACCTTCACGATATCCTGCACGAAATGCCTGAAATGGTGAGCCTGCGTTGTATACTTCTGAATGAATGTCATTCATTTGAATATAATTCAAATCCCAACAGAAGTCTACTTTCTTTGTTTCATCTTCTGCATTCTCGTGTGTTTTCATTTCTAACACCAAGTCTACTGGCCAACATTTGATACCACCATTACCGTATACTAATCCATTAATCATGTTCTTAGCACTCCAACTAATAATAGAGTTTGCTAAGTCTGTGTTTTCTGTGAAACTTATCTCTAAATCAAAAAACTTTTCATCAACGATGTTGTCACCATCGATAGTAATAAATCTGTCAGTTTCACTTTGTCTTGCACATTCTTTGTGTGCATTGTCAAATCCTTTTACTCCATCTACTCTTTTAGCAAATGGAAACTTCATCATCAGGTTCGCCCAATGTTCTTCTTTTGCTGGTTCATCATAACTGATATAGAATACATCTAAATCGCCTATGACAACTTTTGATTCTTTCATACTTTTCTCCACGAATACTTGTCAAAATACTTCTGTGTATAGACACTTATACTGTATTTATTAAATGCTAACTTAACATGTTTTCCAGTGGATAATAGTTCAGAAAATGGTACTTCTACTGTTTTTATTAGAAATTCTGGTCTATCTTTGTGTGTGATAAAGAACACATGGTCTGTTTTGCCAGCAACACTAACCAATTGATTTGCATCAATTTCAATACTTTCTTTCAATTTGTCGTTTGCTTCGAATATCAATTCGTCATCATTGAGTGAAAGTAGTATATCAGCATCTTCTGTTGTTAATATCTTATGTAGTTGATTGTCTTTGTTTCTTCGTTTAATGTCAACTTTTGATTTTATAATCTCATATATGAGTGGATTCTTTGTTCTTTTGACTATGTAATCTGAAAATTTGTAACTGCCATTAAGAAAAGGCTCAATCTCTTTAATCTCAAACCATGCAAATAAATCTTTCGTGTCTTGGATTTGATTCGTTATCTGTGTAATCTTATTGAACCCATCGAAATAAACAGCACGACATGTTTTTGTTTTTTCTATAACACTTATCATAGTACTGCATCCTCGAGTTGTTTAATCTTATTCTCGTCCATCCAATTCTTCTCTACATAATGTACAGGCAATGTTTGAGTGAAATTACCAATCTTTACTTGTAAATCATCTCCCAACTCACTTGTTATACTTTTAGTCCAGTTACTCTCTATCATAGTTACTGGTACATTCTGTACCATACTTTTCATATGAACAAAAGTAGGAACATCTTTAATATCGTAATCACATGTTTCTGCTTCAATATCTAATAGTTGAATTGCTAATGCGTATGCCACGTCGGCACTCATCCAATTCTGTCCAACACCAGAAAGAAACTTATCAAAGTATACATTCCAATGAGTCATAATTAACTCAACCATTCTAAAGAATTCAAAAGTTAATTCTGATTTATTGAAGTACGTGAAGTTGCTATACACATTTGGTAGATTTAATTGAGTGAACTTCTTTCGATAGTAGTCACTTGTTACATCTTCATTGCGAAATGTTTTAACATTCGTGCAACACCAAACATCTTTCTTAACAAGATACTCCCACCAATAGTCTACACTCTCAGTGAATATCATATCACTATCAAGTATGATAGTTTCATCATAAGGAGTCATATGTGGATATTTCCACTTATTGTGTATCTTCCACTTGTCTCCTTTAGCATCATCATTCCAAGGAATATCAACTATAGCATCAAATACTTTCTTATGTTTATCAGTTATTAGTTTCTTTGTTTCTTCATCTACACATACACATAGATTGCTATTCTCTTGTGTTGCTTTTAAACTGAGAGCGAGAGCATATGACATTTCTAAGTAATCAATGTCTTCACTATTCTGGGCAATAGTTATATATCCTTTGCTCATACTTTCTCTCCGTTTGTCAATAGGTCATCAATACATCTTGCTATTGCTTTCTTATTCATAATATGCACGTCTATGTTTTTAAACCTTGATAGTATATGGTTTGTAATTCTTTCAGCATCAGCACAATACATAATAATATCATTATGTGAGTTGACTCTGTAAATATCATCAAGGTCAAAACTATTATTCAGATAATCAAATGGCAATGATGGCACATCAAACGCAACACTACCGTTCAATATATGTAGTGCCATAGAAAATGCAAAATCATTTCTATATAGATTGCCACTACAATTATATAGGTAATAATAATACTTGTAATTATATTTTATATGACTTATAAGAGTGAATAGATTTTCGGCAAAATCAGATTTCTTAAAATAAAAAACTGTTGCCCAATACATTGGAATACTAAAGTTATCCAGATATTCTATGTTCCCTTTATGACGTCCCGAAACATCTCTGTATTTACAGTTAATCATCACATCGTTTTCACTATCCCATACTTGGTCTAGCACATCATTCATTATGAAATAATCACTATCTATCACAAGTGTTTCATCGTAAGGAGACAACTCATATACCTCACTTCTGCCCATGTTCTTAAATGATGCATACTCAGTTATATGTGTGGTATCTTTAAACAATCGTATGTTTTCTGGTTGAAACTCATCACTAACAATTACTTTATCAAAGTACTCGTTAATTAGTGTTTCGTTCGATTTTAAAGTCTCGGTATTAGTTATTAGACATATCTCGTCAAACAATGAAAGATTCTTTCTGGCATAACCAGCACAAGCACAAGCCTGTTTAGCATAGTCAACGTACTCATTGTTCTGAGCAAATATTATAATACCTTTACTCATATTAAATTTCTAATACTTTTTCTATTTTACGGGAACTTCTTAATTTTTGATATTCGTTATAATAGTCATTCACTACTTCGAAGTATAAACTCGATGTTTCGTCAAGGAATTTTTCAGTGTCTTCAATACGAACAGGTATATCGTTCTTATCAAGTAGAGTTATCTCTGTTTTACCACTTGAAACAACGAAGTTCATAAAAGATATAAGTGATTGGTCAACTATGAATGAGCCACCAGCCGTGCTATAACTTAGCAAGTTCTGTGTTTTGACTTTTAGATTGTTTTTGTTTAGATTGAAAGTCTTCATTGTATTAGAAAAGTCTAGTGCTTTTTCTAATCTCTCTAAGTCTTTCTCTGATGATACACCTTTAATGCTCTCGGCCATAAATTATTCTCCTGTATTAGTACTAATAATACAGTAAAATCGACCAAAAGTCAACACTTAAAGTTGAGAAATATGGGAATAAGTTGGGGATGAGAGCGTTACGCCATTTGGTGAATCAACTGGTCTAAGTTCATCTAATGTAACTGTTAATGTCCCTGCTACATAGTCTGTTCCTGTCCAGTTGCCAGAATATGGAGGAGTAGTCCAAGTGCCATTGTCAGAGACATGAGCATCATCAAATGATATTTTAATATCTATTGCATTTGAACCTGACAGTTTTGCATATATGTTTATTTGGTTTCCAGCATAATCACCTGTTCCGCCTTTTGTGTAAACAAGTTGATATGTGCCAGTTAACATATTAAATCCATAGCCTGGAGTGCCTAGACTTGCTGAACTTTCTGTAGAAGAATGAGACAATTTAATCGTTTGAATCGCGGCTAACATTGTTTCCCAGTCAACACTTTGGGCATGTGCCGCATCAACGCCAGTCAATGTTGCATCAAATCTAAGTTCTCCACCAGAATTAAAGAAGTGTCTGCGATTATCTTCGTCTGTAAAGGTAACTTTTGCTTCATAAAATACTTGATTTGCACTAGTCCAAATAGGAGTACCGGGACTACCTGCTGGGTCTACGTATGCTTTTGATGAAGATATTTGATTTGGAGTTGCAGTCATGTATGCTACATCACTGTTTAGTTTGTTTCCTACTATGTTTGCTATATCTGTAGTTATAGTGGGAAGAATTGAATCTAGTTGATGTGAGGATGGCCAACTAGCATGACTTGTGCTAGTTGGCGAGTTTAGTACTGTACCTTGATGTCTGCCAGCATAGAGCATTGAGGTCAAAAGTTCATCCCACAATGATGTTGTTACTTCTTCTAATGCTTTAGTAACAACGAGATGACTTTGACCATATCCCGAATCTGATGCGCCGATACCGACTATATCATTGATATCGTCTGCAAATGAGTTAAAATCTGCGACATGTAATTTCCATCTATTTAGATAATAACTCTGTGGCATTTACATCGTCCCACAACTTAGTTTACAGAGAATCAGTAACAGTAGACGTTGGATTCGAAGCCATAACTGAGCCAGACGCATTTGTTAATTTTTTCGATGCAATAGTAACTGTCGATGTTCCCGGTACATTGTCAGCACCAGTCCATGACCATGCACCACCATAACCAGAACCACTGCCTGAACGGGCAACGTGAGCATCTGCTAATTCTATTTTAACTAATATGTCTGCGCCACTGTTTTCTGTTTTGGCTGAAACTTGAATATAGTTCGCACTATAATCTGAATCATCTGCTATTTCTTTCTTATGTACAACATAAGAAGTTGTGATATCACTGTGTTTATATCTTGAACGTGTATCAACTGAACTTGAATCTTCTGGTCTTACTGAGTAAGTAAAAGTACCTAGTTCACCAGTAAGTTGTTCCCAAGAAGTGCCCTGTTGGTTGCCACTTGAGTCACTATGTGATGCTGTAACTCTAAGTTCGCCACCCGCGGCGAACCAAGCATTCAAGTTAGCCACTGAACCAAATTCGAATTTAACAATTTGAGTTCTAGTTCCGTTCCAGTTTGATGCTGTTTCTTGTGTTTCATTCTGTACACTTGTGTCCCAGTCTGTGTAAGACCAAGGAGAATCAAAACGTGTTTCGATGTCAGTGATGAATTGTGCCGCTACAGAACCATAATGGTCCCAGTCGATTGTTGTTCCTGCATCAACTGCCGTAAATGGGTTTGTAATATTATAATAATTTGCTATCTTTGCCGCGGCAGCGAATAGTGAATCATGGTATGCATCGTCAACCGTGTCACCAGTTGTAGGATTTGCCGCGATAGTATGTGACTGGTTATATCCACCATGTACACCCGTGCCGTTTAAGATAGTATTCATAGCACTTCGTAGACTTGATAAGTCTGAGTTTGATATTTGTGAGCCTGAAGCCATTGTTATACTCCTAAAATTTAACTAATTTGTATTGTAACTGTATAGTCAATTACAATAGTTCTATTTGCTGCCAGCAACACGGGATGGAATGTTACGTGGGTTAGCATTAAGGTTTTTGTTTTATCTAAGGCACCACTATCGGTAACCCCAGCCATCAAACCAATTTCATCAAAAGTAAACGCTTCGACTTGTGCTGAACTAGCCGAACTGTCACTTGATGGAATCGATTCTCCTACAGCCGTGGCATAATCTGCATGAGTTAAATTCACGCTAAATTTTACTTTGGATGTATTGTTTGGTACTATTACTCCAGCCCCCATGTCCTCTCCTGGATAATACACGGTATTTGTAGTCAACTGTTCATACTTTGGTACATACAGTGATGAATTACTGGCCGTTATGGCTAGTTGGTCATATGTTGGGTACACTCTAGGAGAACGATAAGAAAGCGTAGTAGTCGAGGTACTACCACCACTGCCGAACTGCATCCAATTAATTGATGGCGCATTGCCTGCCGAATTTACACTCGTTGCCTTGCCTGCCATAGCCGAAGCCATAACATATGCCATGTTCCCTGGATGAATTGCGTTTTTCTTTTGTACAAGTACGTCACCACTCTCTTTATCATAGATTTTAAGTGTGCCGACTACTTGTGATTTTACTGTATCTTTAAACATGTTCCTTCCGTCTCTTAGATTGTTTCATATATTTATCTACTATTGTATTTATACAAACCATCTGTTTAGGTTATATAGTCACTCTATTTTACACTAAGTCTTGTAAAACCAACTGTAATGGAGTCTCAAGCACATATACTAAGTCGTTATTAGCAAATGAATGCCCTAGACCCGTATACAATACTCGGTCACTAATAGTAAGTGATGTACTTGCTTTCTTATCATACATCATAAATTCTACGTTAGAAGTGCCTGCTTTCTGCACTGCTATTAATTTTTTATTATTTTTAGAGGCAGTATCAAACAACGATGCGTTATTTACTACCAAAGTTGTGCCATTAAATGATGAGATTGTACCCGAAGATTTAACTCCGATATTGTAACCTCTACCATACATATCATACACATAAAATTCTGTTTTGTCAACTGTCTCTGAACCAATTCCACCAGTGATATCACCACTGTATGTCTGTAGTCTGACTATTGAACTCTCTAATGCTTTTGAGTTTACTAAGCCGGTGTCAAATCCGCCCTCTTCTGATGTTGGTGTGTATCTGTTTAGTAAGAACTGTCCCTGCTCATATTCTCCATCAGCAATGTCATTGAATGAATTAGTTTTTGCAGTACCAGTTCCGCTCCAACCTGCCGTACCTGTTCCTGTGCCTACGCCTGTTGCTGTAAATGTAGTACCAACATTACTATCACTTGCACCAATTAAAGTAAAGTCTGTCGTTCCTGGTGCTGATATATAATATGAATTTCCAACTATAAATGAACCAGCGTTAATTATTACGACACCATTATTTGTTGCTGTAAATGTAGTACCAACATTACTATCACTTGCACCAATTAAAGTAAAGTCTGTCGTTCCTGTTGTTACGATTGTATATTCTTTACCAGTTATAAATGAACCAGCATCTGTGACTGTTGTTGGAGTGGAAAGTGTTCCATATTTGCCAGCATCTAACGTAGTGTCTAAGTATCTACTGTTATTACCAAAGTCTAAACTAAGAGCCATTTTCTCATCAATTGTAGTAGTTGCTGTTATTGAATCAGTTGTAGTGTTTATTCTTTTGATTTCTCTTATCTTCGCATGATATGGCTTTGCTTCTCTAACATACTCTACCACATCTTCTTCACTATCTCTTTGATAAACGGCATATTGTTTCATCTCTCGGTTATGTAAATCTAAATCAAAATAACTTGTTTTGAATAACCAAGAAGGATATGTTTTTTCTGTGTAAAGATATTTAATCATAGAAAAGAATATGTCATTAATAAATGAAGTATTTGGATAATCTCTGATTAAATTCATCAACTCGTGTACTTGAATTCCTATTGCATTACTATAATAAATATCATAACCTGTTTCTGGTAATGCTATCGAATCGAAAGATACATTCAACGTACTCTTAGTTCTGTGAACTAATTGCAGTTGTCCTTCATGCTCAAAGTAGTATTCATCGTGTGTTGGTAATTTTAATTTAAATGACTTTATACCATTCTCGTATTGTTCAATCATATCAAACTCTCTAGTAGTCGATAGATATGAGAACGAATTAATCGTTTTGTAACTGTCATCTATATACCAATTGCCTAGTTTGAAAATAATATCATCAGTATCTATGTATTGAGTATACTTAGAATATACAGTCTGTAACATTTTGTTACTCATCATTGTGTTTATTACTGAAGCAAAGTTATTGCGAGTTTTTGTAGTATTAGTAAACCAATTGTTCTTCGTTGCTTCTACTGAGTAAACTCTTAATACATCTCCCACTACCATTGTATGTTGCTTACTAATCTTTAAATTATTACCGTCAATACTTAGATAACTTGCTTTTACTGTTCCTGAGTTTGTAGTAACAACAATATTATCAGTTGATAGTCCACTCATAAAGTTGTTTCCGTGCCTGTCTTTTGGCGTTACAACTGCAAAGTTAACGTCAACTAATTCAGATGTCACTAGTTTAGTAACATAAGATTTCAATATAGTGACACCAGAGATAGAATTTGTTAAGTCATCTAAGAATCTGTTAGGTATAACAGACTTTGAGTCATCTAACAACATTTCCCAATCTGAGTGTTCCTTAACAAGACCTTTTTCTTGTTGATATTCTAATGATGCTGTAACAGTCTGGTTATCATATGTCTTCGCATTATTACTAATAACCACACTTGATGTGGAAACTGGCAAGAAACTGTTTTTCGGTCCACCAGAATCAATTAGCATTTTTAGTTCTGACGTGTCATCGTCTTCTGTCCAATAGAAATAATCAGTAACAAGTTTGCCAGCAATGTCATCGTAGTATTCTTTAGTATTATACGTTGATGTAGTTGTTGGTAATGTTCTAGATTTTGTCCATTTCCTTACAATTACAGTTGAACTTGGAACTATTGCACCCCAATACTTTCTCACGTAATCAATGTTTAAGTTTCCGTTGGCATCACCATAATCATTATAACGATAGAAGCGTGCCAAGTCTGTGTCCCACCACATTTCGCCCAGTCTTTCATCTAACCAAATATCATTACTTGTAGTCGTATCATATTTTGCTGGGTCTGTCCACATAACATAATCTAATTTAGACATGATAGTGCCAGGTAGTTTTAAATTAAGTGGGTCATATACTTGATGAATTGTAGATTGTTCTCCATCTTGAATTATTAATCTCTTTGTCAAATCTGTATCTATAACTTTTGTCTGTCTAGCATGGGCTGTGAATCCACCAACTGGGTCATAGTTTAAAACTGCCCAACCAGATGAATCATATTCATCTATCCACAACTTACTTGTACTGTTTAGTCCTAGACTAGTATTGAATTCTGTAAGTGTAGCGCCGTTGACACCGATTGTGTGTCTTACTGATTTCCAAATCATTGCTTTGAAATTGGCACTTGATGTGACATTAGAATATATCAACGATAGTCCTATTCTAGTCAACATTGCAGTGGAAGTTCCAGAGAATGACATCTGCACAGTATCGTTAGTGAATATCATTCTGCCATCACTTGATACACCCACCGTAAGTTCAGATGCGGCAGAGATTTGACTTGCAAACTCTAGTGCTGTTGGACTTGATGATACTGTATTACTATATGTGCCTGCTGTGATGCCTATATCGGCAAGAGGGTCACCAGAAATATTACTCGTGACTATACTCTTTTCTGTACTTGTTATTTTCACTTGTCTATCAGTCTTGACTGCGGAAACAGTTGCACCCGAAAATACTTGAGTATTTAAGTCAGATACTATTGTGTCTGTGGCATCAATTGCAACTGTAGTAGTTGCATATCCCAGTCTACCCATAGCACCCGATGTTACTTCAACTATATCTAAATTGTGATTTGTACTTGTAATTTTAATTGTGCCTGTAACAACTTCAGCAGTGACTCCTAAAATAGATAGTGCATTTATTTGTTGAACAACACTTGCTTGTGTTGGATTAGAATTAGAAAGATAAGTTCCTGCTGTTATTCCCAATTCAGATAATGCTGTTCCAGAAATAATCATTTGACTTCCTGAACTTGCTATAGTCATACGATTGTTTAAATCAATAGTGGCAGTAATATTAGTTATTGTGTCTAATTCGTCTGCTAATTGGTCTAGTTTTGAATTTGTATATGAGTTAGTAGTTGAAAGTCCTAAATCAGTCAATACACCGCCAGTCATAGTTAGTTGTGGAACTGATGTTGTCAAAACCAATTGATTTGATGTTTGTGATGCTATAACTTCAGTTGTTCCTGAGTTAATCGCAATTATAATTGCGGCTAAATCATCTCCATTTGTTAACGTAATTGTATCACCATTAATTGTTAGGGGCTTTGTTGATGTCATCACTGGTGATGTAACTGTACCTGTGACTAATAAATCCTGAACTGTCTTTGTAGTACCATCAATAACAACAGTGTTACCTGTCGTTAATGTCGAACTTCTTGTTGCTGTTGTGGTCTGTGATATACTATCAGTTGAACTATAATCAACAGTCAATGATGTGCCATCTATTGTTATTTGGTCACCGTAAGTTGAACTAAATGCACCTGTTGTTTTTGCAACAGTTCCAGAGAATGTGACTGTTGTGTTTGTTCCATTTTCAACTAGACCAGAATCGTTATAAACAACAAATCTTGCTTGTTCACCTTCAGATACAACTGGGTTTGCAACTGTTCCTAGTATTGTTATTCCAGTACTAGTAGTTCCCGACGGTGCATAAGTGAACGTTGTGCCGTCAATTGAAATCGAATCGCCACTAGAAAATACTGGATTACTTACTGAACCTATTGCTTCTACACCAGAATCTTCATTCGTTGGCACGAATACACTGTTAGTAGTTGTTGAATCTATCTCAACAATTAGAGGTTCGAAATCTTCTTCAAACACTATATACTCGTGTATGGTAGTTCCGTTTACTGTTTTCGTTCCGTTAGCGGATAGAAGATAATATCCACCTATTGTTGGACTTATTTCAGCGGCTGAAATTTTTAAATAAATTGGCTTATTAGTAAATTCTTCAGCAATCGCATTTGTAGTTCCAATATATAATTGGTTGTCTGATGTTTCTCCTACATAACTTATTTCTGCTACTTCACTTAGTCGTACAACATCCCAATCTCTATCCTCATCTGCTTGTACCCAAGATATATCTCCCTCATACAATGTTTTGTCTGTTAGATTAACTAGTGATTCGTGTGTTGGCGTGATATAGTTTACATCTGCTTCGTCTACATATCCTGTTGTTTTTAGTGCTATATTCTTTTTACCAGATACTTCTAAAAGTTGTTTAGTTGGGTCAGTATATTCTATTAGATATGGGTCTTTAATCATATCAGATACGGTAATATCTTTTGCCATTGTAAATTTATTAGACTCGTGGCCGTAGTCGCTTAGTTTAACTGCCCAGACATCAGCATGTGTTATATTCTCAAAGTTATTATTATTGTTAACAATTTTGTTAATACTAGAATTAGTTCCTTTATGAGATAAAAATCCTTTATAAAATTCTAATTGCGATTCTCTTTCAACACCATGATTTGTTAGATATGTTCTTGTTGTATATCCATAATGATTTGATTTTAATTTATTAATAATTGAAAGGCTTTGGTCAACAAGAGTATCTCTATAATAGCGTGTTTCTTCAATCATTGTATCGAAGTTCGGTATCAATTGGTCATCTTTGACGATGTAACCATCTACTGCCATAGTTCCGTCCCAGCCGATAGTTCTATTACAGTCTACTTGCATTCTAAGATTTCTATTATGATTATGAGGGTCGTATATCACGTCTCCATAACTATCAGTTCGGTCAACAACAAATGCGTGTTCGATATCTCTGATATCCATTTTCATTCCATAGATAGGAACAGTGCTTTTAAATATTAATTTAGAACCATCTGTGCGAAACTCAAGTTCAGAATTTGGTATAAGTCTGCCTGCTGAATCGATTACACGATAATAATTTTTAAATGTTTCAGTAGTTACACTTGCAACACCATAGGTTGAATCAAAACTACCACCCGTTAATAGCGGAGTAAGAGTAATAAAGTCGCCTATTTCGTGTACTTCTGATTGCCATTCTAAGAATTTATATAACAGATTTTCCCAATCTATTACGTCACCAAATTCACTTGTGTCTGTGAATTCCCATCCTACTAATTTAAGATAATGTTCATAACCCATTATCAAATGAGCAACATCATCTATTGATTCTAAAATGTCACCGTAGTTATAATTCTTTACTGTGTCATTTACTAATTCGTTATATCCAAGTGCTTGAACTTTATTAACTCTAGGCCATTCTGTTACTGGCTTCCAATCTTTAATGTTATCATCAAATATTGAAGTAGATGTATGATTTGTAAGACAAACATACGGAGTATCGTTCCACAATATATATGAATCCATTCTGTAGTATTCACCAGGTTGCCACTGTTGTAGTGTAAGTTTGTCACCTGATGTTGAGAATGCTTTTTCTCCACTCGCTTTGTCCCATCCCATCGCATAAAATGTAGGATTTATTTCGTCATATCCGTGTACTCTAAAACCGAACTTATTGGTTTTTGGTTGTGAAATTAATGTCCAGCCACTATAGTCGAAGAATGTTCCACTAGGAGGAGATAATTCCTTTGTTGTCAATGATATGGCTTTTCTTTTATAATATTTGCCATCATTTAAATTCAGAACAATATCACCCTTTCCATAATTTGATAAATTTCCGAAAGAGTATGTTGGATGCTTGGCATCTAGTGATACTTTTTCCAATACAATAGCACTAAAGAATTCACTTCTATTTGGCACACCAGCATGAACAAACAAATCAAAGTTGTCTGCAGGCAAATCAGTAAATCTACTATTTGTTAGTGAGTTGTTTTCTGTTTGTAATGTAAAGTTATTAACAAAGCCACCTAGTTTTGAACCCAACTTAAATGAATAATTGTCTTTCTCTGCAACTACTAAGTCGGTATCAATACCATCGTTTTTATTTGAGTAATCGATGATATTTTTCATTTCAGTACGATAATCGTGCATAACTTGAAATGGTTTTGTTAGTAACATTAGCACAAATTCAGCAAATAGAAATTCACTACTACGAGTCCATGCAAGTTCAACTGGAGAATTATCTCCAAATTCCCATGCTTGGTCCATCAATGCAATCTCGGACGAATGAATTGACCCGCCAAAGAACAAATCTTCTGGTGTTTTTAGATTTCCTGAACCGTCAACTGGATTAGGAATATTTAATGATTCTTGTGTTATAAGTTGATTCCACCAAGACGATGATGTGTAATTTGCTGTTCCGTACCATGTATCGAATCCCGCAGGCTTTTGTGAATATTTTAGTACTTTCCAAGGCTCTTGTAGTGGTCTATCTGTCCCGTACGTATATATTAATTGTCCTCTCCAATGACCGGCTGAGTTATTGTCTTTTGCTCTGTAATTCCAAGTCTTATAATCGGTTGCATCAAAATCATCATTATTTAAGTTGTCAATATTATTACGCATCATCCATTTCTTAAAGAATGGATACATAATATATTTCCTTTCAGCATTTGTATAATCATTAGAAGCACTATCGTATACTCCATAATTCATACTATCAACTTTAGAACTTGTATTATCTGCTAGGTTATTGAATATTAAAGTTTCAAATGCAAGTAGTATTGCATCGATTTTAGTTCCATATTTTGGAACTAATGAGCCATCATGACCTCTAATAAAGTCTACTGAAGGACTATATCTTGAATCTGTAATTGATTCTGGTTTATATGCAGGAGCAATTCCTAATGCAGTTGCACTTGGCGGCACATAAGTTTCTTTTGTGCTACTATAATGTCTCACACTTATTACATCGCCAGTAGACCTTGCTGTTGTAAAGTTTATTTCTGTTGCACCAGAAGATAACGTATAATCTACATTTAATCTCTGAACAACATTATTTAAGATAACAGTTATGTCTTTGTCATTTAATATCGAGTTAGTAAATGTTGGCATAACTTGTTCAGTTGCACCATTAATAACAGAAACATCAAGTGATTGGTAGTGGGCGTTTGCCTCACCAAAGTTCACCATTGCACTATCTCTAAAGATACTTACACTCTTATGTTTTCCAAGAGAAATAGTAGTAATTGCTTCTTCTAGTATCTCTAAATCTGTCTTAGTTTCACTTGAATCTGAGTCTATAATAGATTGAACTGTTGTGAGTAATTTGTTTTTGTAACCATTATATGCGCCTGATAAAAATTCAGTTGCTTTGATTGGGTTATAATCTTCTCGTGTTAATGCAAAGTATGCCTCTTTAATATCTATTGAGTTTTTAATGAGAACACTACCCTTGTCTGCGAATCGTAGTTTATCTGAGTTATTTCCTAATACTCTATAGTTGTTGGCAGCATTTGCACTTCCTGTTAATCCGAATGTAGTTTCAATTATACGAACACAGTGTTCATAAACAAGAGAATATACCATCTCTGTGTTATAATATGTTGTGTTGTCTATATTATACTCTAGTGCCGGATTAATTCTTTGAAACACAGTTTGTCCGTCAAAAACTACTGGAGCATCGGTGCAATAGTCTACATATATGTTTCCAGAAACTGCTTCAGTGAATGTTATTTTCTTTGTAGTACTATTATATACATGATTTCCTATTTGCTTATCACCATTTATATATAAGTCTATTTGAATCTGACCGTTTGAGTTCTTTGGTGATTGAAGTAGTTCTATTTCTGAAACTGATATTTTGTCGCCTATCTCTTGTCTTAGATTTCGGTATTCAAATGTTGAAGGTATCATCAACTTTTTATAATCTGTATTGTATTTGTACGTTGATGATTCATCTAAGTCAATATTAAATACAAATTCACTTTGATAGTCACCTGCTTTTAGTTTGGGTTTAAATCCTAATTCTGTGTCTGTTATGTAATTATCACCAACTACATAGTGAAATATGTTTATATCTTTTACATATGTGTTATTTGAGTCATATGATTTGAATGTTGGTATTTCTCCGGCAGTATACACTGCGGCTGATGTAGTACTTAATTCAATATCTTTGTCAAATTCAATAATTGGTCTTAGTGCTTGTGATATTTTTGTAAAGTTTGCATCTGTAATTAATGCTTTGATATCATCGTAATGATACCAAGAGTTACTACCACTCCACCACGAACCTACACTGTTTTCTATTGTGACATAATGTTTATCGTCTGAGCCAGGTATTGAAGCGTCAAATCCAGGAGAGACCCAGTAATACATACTGTAGTTGACAAACTTGTCTATGTCTATTGGAAGAGAGACCGTGTTTAGAGTGCTATTAAATAATCGTCTGTGGTCGTTTGTTAATGCGCCTTTATTATAGGTCGCATTCAGTAAGTCATCATAGAATACACTATCACTTGCATCTCTGTTTGTGAATGTTGGTTCTAAACCGTAATTGTCTCGTGCGTATGCTGAAGATGGAAAAGAAAGATATATATCACTACTTTTAAATATTCCTTTTTCTTTTCTACCAACAAATGCTTTTGTTTTCTCCATCTCACCAGAAGAGAAGGCGCGGTCAAGTGTCGTGTCAAATATTGTTTCTAACTCGCTATTCTTCAGGTGCCCTGGTAAAAAGTCATAAATCTTCTTTGCCATGTTTATTTGCCTACTAATTCAGATTGTGCTAATTGTGTAATTATTTTTACATCGTTTGAGGTTGTTACTGCCATAAACACTTCGTTTAAGGCACATGAGATGCTTAATAAGTTTGTAAATTCATTTGAAGCATATTTTGGTGTAATTACTACACTTGATATATAATCTCCTAGTTCTTTATGTAAGTATGCCGCAAGTTCTGAGAAGTAAAATGTAGCGCCAAAATCCCAGTTGTCAATTGAGAAGTACTCATTTACTTTTTTAGATACTTCTGTTTTTATTTCACTATCAGTATAACCTACACCTAACTTTTTAATAACTTTGAATATTGCTTGATTCTCATTTTCAGCATATGAACCGAATAAGTATTTAAACTCTACTGGAATATAAGCCACATGGTCAGCAATCGCCTTCTTTGGCTCAATTGTGTTCATTATTTTTGATAATTCAAAATTATTAGGAGGGACTGGTGTAGTAGTTGTAAAGTCGGTTGCTATCCATTTCTCAACATTTCTTACATAGTCAGAACTCAATACATACATGTCAACAATGTTACTCGTGCTAGGGTCTATTCGTTTATTTACATCTGCATAATGTTCCCATCTGAAACTTGAAAAGTTATCTTCAACGAAAGTTATTCCTTCTTTTACTGAGTAAGTAATTGTGTTATATACTATATCATTTCCACCTGCACTCGTGTACGTAAACGTCGGATTCCAAAGACCACCGATACGTTTATACCATGTACTGTTTGTTGTGTTAAACCATAACGTTGCAGATGATGGGACTGATGAATCTGGGTCTGTTGGTGATGAATCTTGTGCTGCCGCTATTGCGACTTTTGATGCTCTTTCGTATGATATATTGTCTTTTGTATAACTTTCTAATATAATACTTTGGCTAGCAGTAATATCGAACACACTATACGGATGGTCATCAACATTTGAAGCAAGTAGTTTAACTTTTGTATTATCTTTATAGCCTGCGCCTGTTAAGTAATCATCATATACATATGATGCCATAGTCTTGTATGTTGCTACGGTTGTATTTGTTTGTGTTGCTAAATCAAATGATGCTTTGACTCTCACTGAGTAATCTGCAATATCAGATAACGTTGCTGCCGAACCAATAAAAACGTCAATCAAATCACCAACGGTAACTGCATATGTCCAGAAAATAACTTTATATGTAGTGCCCGAAGTGTTTGTAACTGTAATATGTTCATTATCAATAAATGCTCCAGTTTCAGTTCTAAGTAGTATATTACTGGTTGTAAGTGCTGTTGAACTTGTTATTGAGAATTCTCCGTAAGCATATTGTTTGAAATCTATATCCGAGTCAAGTGTATTAATTTGGAATGCTGTTTGCCAAGGTAACACAAATGTATATTCGTCAAATCCCGCATGGTAAGTTACTACCATATCATTTTGTTCAGCACTGTCTGAGTTATCTCTGAAAACAAAATTGCTACTCGTTGAAGCCGCATTAAAATAACTTAAAGATTTTTTTCCTTTAAAGCCAAGAGAGGTAAGACTGCTAGAACTGATTGTTGTGAAAGAACTGTCTGCATTTGCTAAAGTTTTTATATCTCCTGGTTCACCCTCGTAGTTTATAGTAACATTTGAAAGAGAAGTATTAGTTTCTGAAGATGCTGTAACTGGACTATCTAACCCTACAGTTGTGGATAATCCTGTTATTGCTGATAGGTCATCAATTCTTAATTGAAGTTTGTCTATGCCGTTTCCTAACTCTGTAGCATCGCCAATGATTTTACCTGATGCTGACGTTGGCGCAATTATATTACTTGGTGCTAACGGATATTCAATACCATTTGGTGATATCAAAGAATGAGTGTATGTTGTTCCTGAAACTGCTGGATTACTGTTAGCAAACTCGTATGATTCTCTTGCTCCTGTGTATTGGAATATTGCATCAAAAGTTGCACCAGTTGTATTATATACTGCTGAGTTTGATATTGGCGCTTGTCCAATAGTCACAACATCGCCCACAGTAGAACCATATCCACTAGTAGTATTGCCACCAGTTGTTAGATAGTTTAGATATATTGTATCTCTCATTGATAAGTTAGTTTCATTATCAATTACGTCTGTTGTATTGCCGTAGAAGAACTTAACTTGGTCTCTACTTTCAAATGCTATCTTTTTGCCTGTGAATTCCGCCACATATTCTGATTCATTATCTCTGATACCAGAACTGTAGTTGAACACTACATGACACTCTGATGGAGTTCCTGATATTGTATGTAACTGCCATTCCCATATATTTGTCTGCCCTGTCTTTAGTGCATATTTTATTGTAAATGTTTCTTCAGTTGAACTATTAATCTTAGTTTTTATTGATGTTACTTCTGCTTCTGTAAACTTAGTTCTTAGTCCTCTTATTACGTTTACAATAGTTCCGTTTTCTTTAATTGCTTTGCTTAGAGTATAAGTAGTTCCTGAGACTTCGATGACTTTTGCATATGTAGTTCCAGATAATGAAGATAATTCAAGAGTGTCGCCTTCATTTATAACTGTTGTCACTGATGATGCTGAAATCTTCATATGATTACTAGAATCATATGTATAGTTTTTTGCAATAGAAACTAAAATACTACTATGTCCTTTATATTTGTGGAAAAAGGAATTTAAAAAACTTGGATGTTTTATTGCTTTAGTAAGTTCGTTTCTTATAAAGTTGTCACTGTTGCCTTGTAGTTTATTGTAACTTAATGGAATCTTTATTGTTTCATCTTCAACAAATAATGAGCCGTCTGAACCAGTGACACTTAGATTTGAGTGATGTCCTAAAACATCGTCCATCTCGTAAAAACGAGAGTTACCTGCAAAAGAAGTATTAACTGCTTTGACTTTTCTAACAACATTAGTTCCAAGAGACAACGGATATACGTTATAATCTTGTGCATTTACCATTCTATCTTGTGAGTAGTAACTTCTTGGAGCAGTTCTACGTATACTTGCATAAGTTTCACCAGAATAGTTTTCACTGAAATCTCTAGTGCTTGTTAGTGTCAAAGTTATTCTATATGTTCTATTATCACTTCCTTTATATGGAATTGTTATGACTTCGTTTGTGATATCATCTGCATTTACAGTAAAGTTTTCATTGTCTACTGTTCTATACCATGTTCTGTATGCACCAGTTGCCGCATTACCAAACACACCATCAGGATAATGTAGTTCAATTCTGTTATTCTCTATTGAGTTGACACTTACAATGTCTCCAGAGCCAGTTCGTAAAGCATTATAAATTGCAGTTTCACGTGTATCATTGTCTACTTTTACTACACTTGAAACATATGCTCTTTGTGAATCTAGTTTTTGTACCCATACATCAGAGTTTGATATATTAATATCTGTAATCGATTGTGTTCTGTTTGAAATTGTCGTAGTATAGTTTTCATCTTGAAACCCTAATTGTCCAGCACATGCATAAACAAAGAACCCTGTTCTATCACTAGCAGAGCCGAGATTATCATTACGATTTATAATTGTAAAATTATTGTTTAAATTTGGTTCGTCTTCAAAGATGGTCGAATCTGTATTGTTAATCCTTACACGAACTGCTTCAAACTGCCTAGATTTTCCACTTACATTAGAAAAAAATGGATAGTTTATATTTTTTGAATTTACGTCTTCATTAATCTCATACAAAGAATGTTCTATATCTGCGATTGTTAATTTAGATGTGGGATTTTGAATTTTTGTAGTTCCAGAGAAAGAAGAATTTAAGATGCTGATAAAGTTTTCATACCAGTCTATGTTATTACTGTCATTCCAATTAATAATTTTTCCAGCAAGACTGACACCTTCATTATCTAATACATCTTCGTTGGTTGTGACACTCGAAATCTTCATAAAGCCTTTTGCGTTAATTGGGCGTGTCTTATTATATCCTAAAGTTTTAGCCATCTGAAGAATACTTGCTCTACGTTCAGCAGTATCCATAAAGTTTTCTCTAGTGTTCATGTCTAGTCTAAATGCTAAACTGTGTCCTAGATATGCAACTAAATCTAAAATTGCTATGAATTCTGAACTTGCTATGAAGTCATTAAATTTCTCAGGATACATCCTGGCTGTATAGTCTAGTAGGGCCGCTCTAATTGTGTCAAAGTCATATGCCTTAAGACTAACGTTAGTGAAAGCAGTGTAGACTGTTGTCCAACTCTCACTTGCGAATAAATTATCTGTACGTTCTTGGCTCATAATATTCTCTCTTTTATTCTCTTGCTAAGTCTATACTCAACTCTACTGGTTCACCCGACGGCAATATCGTAAGTCGTAACATAGCATTTACTGTGTGGTCCGATTCAGTAATGTCAACGCTAACAAAACTACATCTCGGGTCATCATTTACAATGTCTGTCAAATCTTCTTCAATCAACTCAGTTGTTTCCTCAGTTAGTGGCTCGAATATCATTTCGTGTATAATTGACCCATAAGTAGGCAACATCACACGCTCACCTCTACGGGTCATGATATGATTCATAAGGTCTTCAATCACCAAGTCTTTATCTTGTAACTCGTGATTTATCGCATTTGTATTTTTGGTACTAAAACCTGTAAATAATGGCATAACTTTGTTTTCTCTGTAGTTTATTACACATGTATTTATCTCCAGTTAATATTCGTAGTTTTAGATTGACAAATGGATGCAATTCTGTTATTATAGTACTAAATAATACTATTAATTATATCAAAGGATAACAATTCATGCCAAATCTAGTACCAATGGTCGTTGACCAATCAACAAATGGAGAGCGTAGTTACGATATTTTCTCTCGTTTATTAAAAGAAAGAGTTATATTTCTAACTAGCGAAGTGAATGACTATCAGGCAGACTTGATTTGTGCCCAGTTATTATTCTTAGAAGCAGAAAATCAAGACAAAGATATACATTTTTACATCAATTCGCCGGGTGGTGCAGTGACTTCTGGCATGGCAATTTACGACACAATGCAGTTTATTAAGTGTCCAGTAGCAACTACTGTGATGGGACAAGCATGTTCAATGGGTTCATTACTTGCTCAGGCGGGTGCTAAAGGAAAACGACACGTACTACCAAACAGTCGCACTATGATTCATCAACCAAGTGGTGGTGCTGGTGGTCAAGCAACAGATATGAAGATTCAAGTTGATGAGATTATGAAAATGAAAGAGAGATTGACTGGAATTTATGTAACTCATAATACCGCTGGTAAGACATTTGATGAATTGACTGCGGCTATGGAACGTGATAACTACTTGGATGCAGAAGAAACAGTAGCATTTGGTCTAGCAGATAAAGTTATAGCAAATCGTTAAAATCCCGGAACAAAACTAAACAATTTAGCAGTTTTTATCTTTTGATTTGCTAATGTTTCGTTTACTTTTCCGTTCTCTTTTATATTCTTTTGGATTTCGTCTGTTATTGAGTACCAGTCTTGTGCATTTATAAGTGCAATAATTGAACTGTTTTCTATAGTACTAATGCCTTCATTAAAGAAATGATATAAGAGTGCATCATAATGTGGTTGTGATATTTTTACTGTAATAAACTTTTCTAATACATTACCAATATTTCTTAATTGTTTCTCTAAGATAAAATCTGCCATTCCTTTTGTTATTTTATTAGTTGTGATATCTATTCGTGTAGATGCAACCGTAATATAACCGTAGTTCACTTCAGTGTCAGATATTTTATAATTATATCCAACTACATTATTTTCAACTGTGAGTGTGGGTTTATTATCTAATATAATTGCATTCTTACTCATTGTCGAGAATGTTAAATCTTTTACGTTTTCTAAATTTACTTTTACATGTGACAGTATGTATGTAGGTTTATCATTTTCATCATAACCTGTTCCCAAGAATGTACCATTCTCAGTTATAACATGCAATGGTAACTGAATGTAATTTAGTAATGAACCTTTTCGTTTATCGTATATCATTATTTTATTCCCGCTTTATCTTTGCCATCTTTACTAGCGGAATCTATTGCAAATTGGCTTGTTGATAATTTTTTAGAATGAGGTCTAACAAAAGGTTCGTGTGTTGGCATTTCAGATACAATAGTATCTTTAACTATTGTACATGTTAAATTTTGCATATCTGGATGTTCTGTAACTAGAATAAGTTCTGACTCTGGTGCAATTGGACCATTCAAGTGCAATTTGCCACCTTTTGTTGTTATAAAACCATTAATTCCAACATTCACATTAAGAGTCGATTCGGTCTGTAACATTGTATTTCCTTTACTTCGTAAATGTATTTCTTTATCTGAATTAACTTTAGTATTTCCTTCGATGCTCTTAATATTAATATTTTCTTTTGCTTCAAGATTTATATTTTTGTCTGCTCTAACATTGAAGTCTTTCTCAGTTCTCATATTTAACGAGCCTTCTGCGTATACCATAACTTCGCCACTTGCCCCAATCTCTACCCATCCAGAACCAGAACTGTTAACAACGTAAATAAAATCATTTCCGCCATCTAATATAACTCCGGCACCCGAAGAAGTCGTTATTCTTATTTGCTCAGGATGAATTGTCCCATCATCACCGACACTTCCATCATCTATAGATAAAGAAGACCCACCTGATGATTTAATTCCCATAACTTTAGAATGCTGTGTTTCGCCATATGCGGCATCTCTACGAGGGGTTGTAGTTGTTGTTCCTCTTAGAGAATCAGTATATGTTCCTTGGTCAGCAACATTCTTATTTGTTGTACTGTTTGGTAATGTCGCATCATCCAGTTCTACGTCATCTTGGGTTTTGTGAACTTTCATTGTTGGTACATCAGCAAAAACACCTGTGCCGATTGCGGAACCTTCTTCAGGTTTTGCTTTTCCAGAAGCACCACCACTAACTATATCAACTACATCAGTCGATGTTGCAAACCAAAATCCCTCGGTTGAACTGCCACTATCAGCAAAGAAGACGAGAAGTGTAATACCTGTTTTGTCTGGAACATTAAACAATGCACCTGTTTGTGCGTGTCTAAAAAATCTTGGGTCTTCTCCATTTTCACCTAATGAAGGAATATATGCGGCGACTCTACCTTGGCCTGTTGGGTCAATAAATTTTTCGCCCTTTGAATTTTCTGTTACAGTTATTGCTTTAAATATACCTTTACCTAATTTCTTAGTAATAGGAGATGCTTGGTTTGCCGCGGCAGACCTAAACTGTCCAACTAATTTTCCTTCTTTTGCCATAGTTAACTTCCTTTATTACTTGTCAATATAAAATTTATCGGCTGATATAGTTATCACAAGAGTGCCATCTTTATCTCTAGGTAACTTGCCATCTATCATTTGACTTTTTTGTCCTGATTTAATATCTGGAAACAAGTCTGCAACCTTTCCTTTTAAAATATCATAATCAATTAAATATGTTGGATTCATATCATTGTATGTAGTTGTATGTATGCCAAAATATGTACTAGGATTACTAATTGTTTGTGAAACTCCATTTGCATCTGTGTATGTAATCGGTCCAATGTTACTAAAATCTTTAACTTTTATATCTCTTCCTGCATCATCAGTCACAGTAGTCATGTCTCCTGGCTGAGTTCTCATCAGTATTTTATATATCTTTTTAGCCTCATGATATTGAGATATTTTTTCAGGATTAGCCATTGCATAATCCCAACCAACACCGGCGCCCTCTAGTTTGTCTTTTAGACTTCCAGGTAATATAATATCCATAGTATCGGTGCCAGATTTTATCAAGATTGGTGCGTTTTCAACCGCAATCTGTTCAACTGGATTTTTTATCTGAACAATGTCTGTATTGTTGCCATTTTTTATAGTCGCCACCTCAGTTACTTTTTCTGCTGGCAGAGAAAGGTCGGCAATTGCCACCTCTAATTCAAGTTCTTCTAGATTTTTAACTTCTATATCTCGGTGAGATGAGTCAAAATAATAATCATCTAGTTTTGTATTAGATGCAGTTACATCTGCTGATAAGGTATTCAATTCGTGTTGAAGGTTACCAACCTTTACGGCTTCAGTTAAATCGCCACGATGTCCGTCTTCTGCCGCCGCAATTACTGTGCTAATCCCTGTTTCTAATCCTTGAATTTTGCGATAGTCGTTGTCCGATAGTTCATTTAGCGCCATAGTATTATTAATCTTAGATGCTACCGCAAATTTCATTGCAGTTTTGTCTTTATTTGTAATGATTAAGTCTTCGTTTTTTAGTTCAGTTTCTATTAATTCAACTGCATTGGATTTCCATGCATCTTCTTCTGCTATGCCGGATTCACTATAGTAGTTTTCTTCAAGTGTTTTATTAATCTCTTCTTTTAATACTTCAACATCAATCATTTCATTATCAGTTAACTTGTCTGAAAGAATTGGAACACATTCCAGTTTTCTATTTTTAATATTCATTTTGTTCTTTGTGCCCTCAGGACAAGACTCTTTTACTATTTTGTTAACTTTTGATTCTTCGATTCTATTCAACTCATATTGGGCTTTCCAGGCATCATTCTCAATTTTGCTTAATTTCAGATATTTTGCAGTTCTACATGCACCAACACAACTAGAATCATTTTTTATTGCCTCGTATTCTGCTTCAAAATCTTCTGACGTTTTAATAGACCCATCAGACTTTTGATATGGTTGTATTGTTATTGTGTTTAGTTCTGTTCCTTTTATTGTTTCAGAATTAAGGGGTTTTGACTCCTCTAATATTCTATTATTTGCTACACCAGATTCAGTATAATAATTTTCTGCTGTGATACCTTTTGCTTGTTCATCTAAAATAATTTCTGGAGTTCTCTCAAATGTTGCTCTTTTTACTAGTTTCTGTATATCGTCTGGGTCATGGCCGGCAATGTTCAGTTCGCCACCTGCGGCGATTTGATAAACTGCAATTTCTTCGTCTGAAAACGTGACACCATCATTTGATATCCAATCATTTATTTGTGTATTCATTGCCGCTACTGCACTTGGTTTTCCTTGGTCTTCTATAGTTAATCCAAGAGATTCTAACCTCTTTTTATTACTGTCCTTAATAATATCACATGCAGTAAAAGGCAATTGGCCGCCTTTTCTTTGAGATTCACATGTTTTGTGCAATGTTGGAAGTTGGTCTAAAGTTTCATTTGCCAAGGTATTTCTTACAATCGCATCAACAGTTGGATTAAAGTGTCCTACCATACTACTCTGTGCTGTTATAGTATCGTCGGTCGTATCAGCGTGTTCATCTACATACCGCGATGCATTCTTATTAAGCCTGTTTTTTGGCGCAGTAGTAATTGGTTCTTGTCCTGGTCCAGTTCTATTTCCATAAGAACTCATAGCCTCTTCCATTTCATCAATTCTTATTTCTTCGGCCTCTTGAGCCGCCCATGCCGCCTCTCTTTCTTCTTGTGTCATTTCCTTGAATTTGTTGTATTCGTCTTCATCAAAGGTAGTGAAATTATTGATTTTTTCTGCTCTCTCTTCATCAGTATAACTGTCTATATTTTTTGTAATAGGGTCTCCATTAATATCGACATTACTAGCACCATCTAAGTCAACAGGTGGAATATCAGAAGATTTATATAGAGTTCCTTCTGGGTCAGATGGATGTCCTGGCGAATTTGTGTTCCCTTCAACTTCAACCATTCCAACTTTCTCACCAGCCTCAGATGTAAATTGTTCTGCTTCGGTCCATTTTACCATGCTTAAGTTTTGAGTGAACATACCATTCGTAAAATTACTCGTGATTGTTCTTACTGCGTATAAACTAAAGACAAGTGTTCTAGTCTTAATGTTTTCATTTTCGTCAACGCCCTTTGCGACACCCGATTTTAATACTAGATAAGGAAATCCATTAAGTTTTGAATGTATATTCCATTTCAAGTCACTGCCTTTATCACCAAAAACTTCTTTTTCTTTTGCTGGTGGTATATATCCTTCTAACCAAAAAGGGTCGCCCTTGATGGTCATATCTGCATATATCATGCTCAACTTACCACCCTTTGCTTCGTAATATTTTTCTCTCGCTAACTCAATCTCTGTTTCATCTCCTTTACTTATAGCGACTTGTTTAGAATCTTCATCCATCCCCTGGATTAATCTTCTGAATGTGACTGGATTATTTGCTTGTGCTTTAAGTATAATTTCATAATCTGAATTGGATAGACGATTTATTAAATCTTCTCCAAGTTCTTCAGCAAGTATAAGATTTTTGCCGTCAGGATTTATATCTCGAATGTCAGTGAATACTTTGCTTCCTACATCTTGAAAGTTTAGGTTGTTCGTATTCAACTTAGAAGCAATAGCGTTTGAATATTCGTCTTGTGCAAATTTTTCTTTTGTAAGTGCCACGCCTTCATATTTATTCGCTTTTTCTTGTGCTTCTTCAACTGCTTTTTCTTTTTTACTCAAATTTGATTTCATATGAGTAATATTCAACTCGCCAATCATTTCAGAGTTTGACTTACTCTTATTTTTTGCCGCGGCTGCAAAGCCTACTGGTCCAGGTTTGTCTGGCTCCTCATCTACTACAGAATAATCATTCATTAATTGTTCTAGTGATTTGTCACCAAAGGCACGCTCTATTGCCATAGGTGATAAACCACCTCGCTGGTTTGAGAGTTCCGTTATTATTTTATTTCTATAATCATCTTGTAAATTTGTTAATTCTTTTTTTAAACTATCTGCTCTTGTTTGATGTTTTAAATATTCTTCATTTGATTTCTCAAAATTATTTTTCGCTTTGTCAACAAGTTCTTGATGATGTTCATCTAGTCTTATACTCTGATTTCCCTCTTTTTTAAAATGCTCATATGCCCAAATATCATCTGGTGTTGAAAATATTTTTGTTAGTTCTGCGTCTAATGAAATATTGAAATCTAATATTTGGTCATTTCTTCCAGTAAACAGATATTCGTATTTCTTGTTTACGTGTCCATTTGCAAACATGTCTTCGACCATTTTTTTACTATTTCTTATCTTGTTTAGTTGGTCTGGCATATTATGAACAACAACTTTTTCTTCATAGTCTATAAAAAATAAAACATCATATGCTTCTGTTCCTTTGACTGGATTATATCCATCTGGTTTAATCATCAAATGTGGAGTTATTTTTAGAACTTTTGTAAATCCTGGATTGTCTGCCGCAATTTCTTTTTTAATCAACGTAGATACATTACACAATTCTTCTACAATACTATAGATATGACTTCCAGGCAAAATTCCCTCAGAGGCCTTAGCCTGATTTTCACCTTTCGCAACCATGTTTTTGTTGACATTGAGTGAATGGTCTGGAGGCATGCTACCCTTATCCCATCCTAAAGTTTTAACTCGCTCAGAGAACTGGTAACCATATGTGTGTTTCATAGATTCAAGAAGCGCCTGGTCGTTATCTTTAATAGACTCGTTTAATCTTGCAAAAAATTTGTTCAATGATACCTCTAAATTATTGGCTATTTCGTAATTGAATCCATGTTGGGTCTTCGCAACATCAGTGTCCATTACAACTTTATCGGCCGGAACTTGTCCACTAATGACCGTTGTTGTTCCTCTTGCATCAGTTGTAGTATTTAAGTTTTGATAATTTACGATTTTAAATGGTATAACCTTTGTTTGTGCAAGTTTCTTTTTTTTCGCATGTGTGCCGTGACCTACGAAATTTATTTTAATAAAATATTCAGCATCAGTAATAGAACTGAATCCACACAATGCAACCACAGTTTGTAAACTGTTTGCTAGGCTTGTATTGCCAACTTGGGTAACAGTGAAACTTAACTTATCGGCTGTTCCGGCAATCTTACTATAATCTCCATTACCCACACCAACAGCCTCTACAGTCAAATCTGCCACTGTGAATTCGGTAGTAACACCAGTTTTTGCTATTGTTATGGCATTGTCCGTCGAACGTGGCCATCCGTCTGAGACGATTGTCTCCATATCAAATGCTTCTTGTTCTTGAAATGCTCTTGTTGTTTTACGGTCACATACAAACCACTCTAGGGTGTATGTGTAAGAATCATAGACATCAAGAGGATTTTCTAAGAAGCCTTCATGCTTATCTACAACATCTTTTAACGTAGCCGAAATAGTATTGTCCATTATTTTACACCATATTTGCTATGTTATCTTTGCTTGGGATTCTAATCTCGATTCCTGCAGAAAAATTTCTAATAGGGTCAATTATAATATCTGGATTTCTAGTAGCAAATATCCACCAATACTTGGCAGTTCCATACATCTCATAACTGCACAAATCTGGACGTTCGTCAAATTCTTGAGGTATCGTGTAATATTCATCAAATGGGTCTTTATAGATAAATCTCTTTTTCATTATATCTAGTACAGTATCGTCTATGATTCCTGTTCTATTCCATGGTGATTCTTCTTTATACATAGCCTTTGTCCTTTAAATTGCCCGTAAGATAATCTTTAACACTAAAATTGTCTCTTATACTCTTAGGTGAGTAAGTAACAGATAAGGTCAATACAAACATATTTGTAACTGGCACTCTCATTATTTTGAATTTGTCTGATGTTGGGTCTTGTATTTCTATATAATCTATATCTGAGTCTAAGTTCCACGTAAAGTCACGAACAACACAAGGCACATTTTCATATATTCCGTGTGCGTTAAATCGCAATATCGGTGGTGGCATGCCAGGGTCTACATCATTCTTCCAAGACATCTTCATCGTACTTCTAATCCATGTTGCCGCTTTATATACATACAATGCTTCTTCTTCACTTCTTACAATCATTGGTGCTGTTATGTTGATTTCCATATTCATATGACTATCAAACGCACGTTGTTGAAAGTTACTATGTGTCAAGTCATAAGACGAATAGTTTGCACTATTGATTATAGAAGTAGTTGGAGTATACGGAAAATTAAGTCTTGTTTTTCTCAACTTCTTCTTTGCTTCTTTAGTGGTATATCTACTTT